ACGTTACCAATAAACTTGTAACCCTCAATGTCAGTATCAACCCAAGGATCATTTATCATGCTCCTGATATATTCACGAATGTCCATAATATATTCTCATAATAAAATAAAAGAAAATGTGGGGTGGGCAAACTCGGTCGCCTACAGGTTATTGGTGGTGGACCCTGGGACGTATGTCTGCCACCCCACACTGTTACTTACTTAATTTTAATTAAGCGTGGTTTCTTTTCATCGGGAACGACACGTTCTAGATGTACGGTAAGCATACCGTTAGCCATCTTAGCATCATTCACTACTACATCATCGGCAAGAGTCCAACTACGACTGAACTTACGATACGAAATACCACGATGTATTACTTCTCCATCTTCTTCCTGTTTTCTTTCAACACTACGAACAGTTAAAGTACTATCAGCGATTTCAACTTCCAAATCATCTTGAGATAAACCGGCAAGTGCCAATTCTATAACAAAATTAGAATCACCTTCTTTACGAATGTTGTAAGGTGGAAATCCTGTGTTAGTCTGATGTAATGCATAGTGGTCATGTAACCGATCAAACATACGGTCAAAGCCAACTGCATAGGGGGTTAAAAGATTATGATCGAAATGATCAAATATATTTGCGATTGCTCTAGTTGTTACCATTTTGGTATCCTCCTCTAATATTAAGCAAGGTTAAATTTTGAGATCCCCGAAGGCAATCTCATTACTATTTATATATAATAACATACTATTGTAGAAAAGTCAATAGAATTAGAATAAAAAATGCACCCCACAATAATCTAGGAATCCATCTCTGTATTAAAACTTCATACACAAACGCATAGGTTCTTAATGCTTCTAGATTACCCGAATCTTCATGCATTTTTAAAGCTCGTTGCATTTCTACACGAACAGGTGCGGGAAGAGGCCTCATATCTTGGGCCCACTCTTCCCAAGTATAATAATTATCTAAAAATGATTCTTTATATGCTGTCTTATATACTTTCTCAGGTTCCCAATCTTCAAGCCAACTCAGTATGGTTATGAAATCAGAATCTTCCATCTTATGAAAGGCAGGTTTTTTTGCTGGTAATACTTTAGCAATTAAAACAGCCACCAAATGCAATGCACTATTCTTCTTCAATTCTTTTTCTCCTTCTATCTGATAATTTTCTATCTTTCTCAGCTTTAAATAGGTGATGTCTATGGGCTCTAGTCAAAAACGTAATACCATTTAAATGATCTACTTCATGTTGTAAAATTCTAGAAGTCATCTCACCAAAATTCTGTGTGGCCCATGTACCTTCTTCTGTGTACCACTCCATTACAATATCTTTAGGTCGCCTAACTTTAATAAAGAGATCAGGAAAACTTAAACAACCTTCAATTACCAATTCTGTTTCTTCACCAAAAGATGTTATAACTGGATTAAAAAATATCTGTTCAAACTCTTGAGCTTCTTTAGTCTCAAAATTACCCATACCTATAACCAACGCTTGAGTATCTATACCTACTTGTGGAGCTGCTAAGCCTATACCACCACCCTCTCGTCTAATTTTCTGCAATGTATCGGACAATTCATAAGGATCCATAACAGGATTTTGAAAATCAAAAGGAATACATTTCTTTGTTAATATACTATTTGTTTCTTTTACTAGTTTCATTATGTTGTCATCCTTGAAAAATTTTGTACCTTCTCAAACCTAATTAAATTATCAAACTTATCTACAGACAAATCTGACTTATGTGAAATTATAAAAACATTCTCATTACTCAAAGTACTTAATATTTTTAAAAACTCGTCAGTCCCCGAATAATCTAAACTACTATCAAATATCTCATCAAGTATTAATAGATTAGTATTAGTACTATTCTTCATCTTGGCAATCTGTCTCCATGTAAAGAGTAATGCCAAATCTATTCTCATCTTCTCACCTTCACTAAAGTTAGCATAACCAAACACATCACGATAGCGAGACTTAATTGTTTCATTAAACTGTTCATCAAGCTCAAACTTAACTTGAAACTCCAGTGCTGATAGATAACTGTTAATCAATTTATTCATCACTGGTAGATATCGTTTAACAACCTTTGTCTTGATACCAGAGTCATTAAGTAATTGTTTAGCAAGTGACAGATAGTTATTATCTTCTGTTAATTTATTCTTACGCTTTTGAATAGTCTCCAGTTCATCTCTATATAGTTTTAATTTAGTTTTCTCCTCAACCAAATCTGCGTCTACACTTAACAAATCATTTATCTGATCTATCAGCTGTTCATTAAAAGATATAATAGAATTTGCTGAGGTTGTTTTCTTTGCGGCTTCAACTTCCTTCTCTCTGGTATCTATTGTTATATTATTATATAAATCTTCTCTAGCATCCATTTCAGATATTTGTGCATCCATACTAACCAATGCATTAGTATTCGTCACCATCTTATCTGTTCTACTTCCTACTGCATACTTTCTAAAATCATCATCTATGGGTTGGTCGCAAGTAGGACATTCAGCATTGTTATTAAAAAATTCAATTTCCTTTTCCATTCGTTTAGAGTTATCTTTTAATTTTACCCGAACTCCTATAAAATCTGATTGTTCTTTTTTAAAGGATTGTTCCTTTGGTAAAACATTATCTCTCCAATCTACAACTTCAGCCATCAAACTTAATGCTTGGGTATTTAATTCCTCTATATCTTTCCTATTCTTTTCTATCTTACTTTCTAAGGCCGTCTTGGATATTTTACTTTTTTCTTTTGACTGATTTATATGTTCCTCGGCCATAGTAATTTTGGTTTCTGTGAGATTATATTGATGAGCTATATCAATCTCCTTCTCCTTCATCTCTTTCATCTTGTGTTTGAGTATAACATTCATCAAAGAAAATATCTTAATGTCTAAAATTTCTTCTACCACCTCACGCCTATGTGCTGGTGTTAATTGCATAAATGGAATAAAAGATGATGAGCCGAGTATAACCACCTGAGTAAATGAACGATAGTTTAGTTTTAGAATACTTGTCTCTAAATGTTTTTGATAGTCACGGATACTAGCATCTTGATTTAACATTTTACCATTAACATAAATCTCAAAACGATTAGGTTTAATACATCTAATGATATGATAGTGTCTTTGACCTATATCAAAATGAACCTCAACTTTACAATCTCTTTCATTAACAGTATTTACTAACTGATCCTTTTTAATATTACGGAAAGGCTTACCAAACAAACCAAACGTCAATGCATCAAGTACTGTAGACTTGCCTGAACCATTATCACCAATAATCAAAGTGGTGTTATGGGTATCAAAAGAAATTTCTGATGGTGTGTTGCCTGTTGATAAAAAATTCCTATATGATATCTTACGAAATACAATCATTCTACTTCACTTGCCTCTACATATAAAGATTTTAATAGCCTATTCAATTTATCTTTATCTATTGNTTTACTATCAATCTCNCCTACATACTTTTCTAGTAATGTAAATGTATCTTCTATATCTTCCAATTCACCATCCGCGATTGCATCTGGTGTAAGGTCACTAAAGTCCTCAACAATTTTTAACTCAAGAAACTTACCTTCATTATAACATCTTTCAATGAATCTGTCAAATGTATAGAAGTCTGTTTTCTGAACTACAAATATTTTTACATATGTGTTTTCATATTCAGATAAATCCATATTGAGCATCTCATCACAACTATGGCCGTCATCATAAAATATCTTTCTGAATAGACGATTAGGATTCTGGTAAAATTCAAACTCTCTTGTGTCTGTGTCGTATATATGAAAACCCTTTGCACTATTATAATCGTTCCAAGTTATCTCATACGGAGCACCTAGATACCGAATATGGCCATCGTCTTGTTGTTGGTGATAGTGACCAGAGAATACACGCTCGTATCGTTTAAAGATGTCACGATCTAATCCGTGGTCACAAACAAGACCAGGCATTATTTCATTACCATTAACCTCAAGATGACCCATGGCAACATCAGCCTTAGCTGTGTTGATTACATTTACTGACTCTGCATAATGAGCTGATGCAATCCAAGGTATGAATAAAATATTACTACCACCAATTTCTACCACTTGAGGAACATCTTGATAGGTAGTTATATTATCATACTCTGCACAAGTCAATGAAACTGAATTGATCTCATTATTGTTTTTATAATAACAATCGTGATTACCAACTAACATATGAACTTTAAAATCCCGTGCAGGTTCAAAGAACATTTCTTTAGCTAATTTAAGAGATAGAAAATTAGTGTACTTGCGCCTATCAAACACATCCCCCAAATGAATAATCGTTGTAATTCCTTCCCGAGCAAGTATTGGGAAAAAAGTTCCTTGATAGAACCTGGCTTGGAACTGTGCAAAGGAAACATTATCATTCTTGCCGCCATGGTGCGTATCTGTGAGCAAAGCTACTTTCATTATTTATCAATCTTGGTGAAATGTATACTTGTCTAGCATATCCTCGAATTGCTGTTGGTAGTCTGATTCATTATCATGAGCCTGAACTGCAATACGAGACTCTATATTAGACTCTTTCAGTAATTTTTCTTTTATCATCTGTTGTTTCTTTTCTTTTGTTATTCTACGAACAAATGCATAGTAAATGATCTGTGTAAAATAAGCAAAAGGATTAGAAGATTTCGCTGGATCAAATCTATCAATATACTGCAAACAATTTTCAATACCATCAGAAATCATTTCTTCCCGATAGGTATAGTTAATAAAGTTTGGTCGGTATGATAGATGATTTGCTATCTTTAGAATACACTCACCCAAATAATTAGTAATTTGAGGAGGTCCTTCACCAACAGATTCAGCTTCTTTTATTAGTGTCTTTCTCTCTACAATTGCTTGTAAGAATTCTTTATTATTTACATAGTGAATTGTTTTTTTCTTGGCCACGGGATGTTCCTCATTGTACATAATCTCCGAATAGTCCTGTAATAACTTCTACAGCATCGGGAAGATTATCTAGTCTCCAAGAAGCGTTACATCGAATAAGAGGATGTTCCATATATTGTTCATCATCAGACACGACAATTAAAGGTTTTCTCAAACCAATTGCCCAACCAATTTCAATAATAGTTCCGATAGATGGTCGCCTATCGTTCATCTCTTTGGGTAGATAAGCCAATACTAAATCACACGACTCTGTATCAAGCCAGTTCTTTGCATTGATAGCACGAGCATCAGACCACATAGGATCAGTTGCACCATCATCAGTATATGTCATACCCTCTTTAACAGGCTCACATCGTAAAGGAGAAATACCAATTACACCATATGGTAATATATACCTTACCTCGTTTCGCCATTCAGTTGCTTCTTGTTCGTTTAATCCAGCAATTGGTCCTGCCAGATATATGTACTTCTTCGTCATAATAAATGCCTTTTTTGTTTAGACATCTATTATGCTAACACATTTTCTAGAGATTGTCAAGCCCTGTGACACTCCAATTTACTTTACTCCAATCACCATCTCTGTGTACTGGAATTGCATGACATTTCGTTCCTAGATGTGGACTAATATCATTGATAAGAATTCTACCGCTATCTGCATGACCCATTAATAGAGTATCAAANGGTACACCCAATCTNCGGAGTTCTGATTCAGTTCTTTCTCTTACGGACTCTCGTCTACCTGTCATTAAAATAATCTTATGGCCTTGTGCTTCCCACAAGCTCATTCTCTCCAATACACCAGGCAACAACTCATGGTCTTGTTCCATTATGGCCTTATGCCCACCACCCATATACTTGATGAGCGTTCCATCCACATCGCAAATGATGGTTTTCATTTTTTATCCATAAAATAGCTTGACAAATGTTCATATCCATGATAAGCTAAACAGCAGTGTCTCCGAGAGAAAGAGAATAGCATATTAATGTATTATCTTTTTAGTAGGTACATGAGTCATTCTTGAATCTTCTTCGTACTCCATTAGTTGTTCTTCAGTTGGAGTATTCTCTTCCATAATAGCTGAAAGTTTATCAATGTTAGAACGAATCTTAGCAAGTATATCATCATCACTATCATCTTTATCAAGTTCAATACCAGATTCTTCTTTAGCCTTATTAGAAATCATCCGATAGTATACGATTACTTCCGGTGCTAGATTCCCCCAACCTAATATCTTTTCTTTATTGATAACAAACTTAACATCATTAGTAAAGTTTACCCATCTCTGTAAGCCTGTATGCTCAATGATGTGATCAGGACGATCATAGGTGTGTTGTTTAGTGACGCTCATTGGACATTCTACAACAAGAGCATCACTATACTCCTGTAACACTTTACAAAGTACATCATCCCCATTTAGCATTTTGATAACTTTATATGGTGATTCGTTGGTGTCTTTATCTGCATATTCCATATAACTATTTATCTTTAAGCTTAACTGGCACTATATCGTAATCAAATCCTTGCTCATTATAGATACCTATTCTCTCAGAGAAATGATTTAAAGTATAGTTACTCTTATTATTATAACTTAAATCGTCTGATATGTCAAATATATTAAGTTGTTCTTTATCGGCTGACAATCTCAAACCACGACCAATTGATTGTAATACTTTTATTTGGGATTTATAAGGACTAGCAAATATAATGTTATGTATTCTCTTAATGTTTACTCCTGTAGAAAATGTACCATACGATGCAACAATGACACAATTATCATTTTTCTCTACAAGCTCTCGTACCTTCTCTCTATCATCTGTAGGTGTAGCGCCATAGATTAAATATATGTTTCGTTCTTCACCACAGGTATCAACAATCATACTACACAAAGGAACTAATTGCTTTTCTATGTATTGAGCTAACACCAGAGAGTTGCCTTCTAAAGAACAAGTTAGATTTTTTATAAACAGATTTCTTTTAAGATGTGTAGATAAGTACTCCATTTCTTGCTGATAAGTTTTACCTCTCATCAGCATTTTATTTTGTTTGGTGTGTTCTAGTACAAGGCAACGAATGTGTAGATCAGATAATTCCTTACGTTCTATAAGCTCTGATGTGGTGGTAACTTGTTCATGTACTGTAAACAATCCTTCCAATACCAAACGATGAATCTCTGTACCGTCTAATGTTCCGGTAAGGCCTATACGATATTTACAATCATGCAACTTTGTCATTATACCTGTTAATGATTTTGCTTTTGCGAGATGAGCTTCATCAACAAACACAGCTCCGAATTGACTAAAATATCTTTTGTCTAATTTATAGATTGACTGCCATGTAGAAATAATAACTTCTTTACTGGTATTTTTATCTTTACCAGCATACAATCGGTGACAGTGCTCGTCAGGAAACCAACCATAGTCTGCAAAGTCTGAATACATTTGCTCAACTAAACTGGTTGTAGGAACAACGATTAGGATTTTATTTTCAGTAAATTTTTGAATGTAGTATCTTACTAGAGAGTAAATAATAAATGACTTACCACTACCAGTAGGGGAAAGAATAAGGCCACGACCAGACTCCAAAACACTGTGTACAGCATCTATTTGGTAATCTCTTGCTCTGAACTTTCCTTTCTCAATCGACCGGACAAATCTTTCGGTAACTTTTTTATCCAGTTTCTTAACGCCAAAATCTCCTTCGTATTCAATTTCGTAGCCTTGTTCCTTGAGAAACTTCTGGACATAAGGTAATAATCCATAATAGATTTTACCAGTACCAGGAGAGAATAATCTGATTCGGCCGTCCCACATTCTGTTTCGTACAGACGGCATGAACTTTGCTCCTGGGACTTCAAAGGTGAAGAATTCGGAGAGTTCTCGGGAGATGGATGACTCGCACTTAATTCTGATGTACGCTTCATTAAATTTTTCAACTATTACAGACACTATTAATCACCATGAAGAAATTTCTTCCATTCAATTGTATTACGAATTGTCCAGTTTCTGTTGTTAATCTCCCTTAATATTCTTTCCAGATATTCTACTATCTGTTTTGTATAAGCCATACGCTGGCCTAATTGTTGGAGGTCTTTATCGGCCTCCAT